ATAAGGCGTATGAAGTCAAGGTTTATGAAGAAAGGGAAATTGCCCGGGATACTGCTCCAGATTTCGTCAAGTCGATACCCAGAGGATTATACGGAACGCCGGCTCAAGGATGCGGAAGATGACCCAACGATATTCACGAGGAGATATGCTCAGTGGGATACGCTCCCTGCTGATAGGTGGACAGGGAAGAAGTTTTGGATTTCGTTAGGAGATGGTACAGAAGCACCACGCATCATAGAAAATGAAGAGGAATATGCTAAGGCAGAGGAGAAGAACCTGCCATTGCTTGAGATACCCGAGGAGTTCAGGAAGGACTTTGAAGGGGACATTGATGCGGCGATACGAGACTTTGCTGGCAGACCGACCTTGACCATCAGACCGTACATACGCTATAGAAGTAAAGTGGTTGAGGCACTGAGTAAAGGAGCAGAGATAGGGCTTGAGCATCCGTTTTCACTGGAGGAGAGCACGCTTCAGGATAAAGGTGTGTTCTTGATGGATAAGTTGCGGATACCACGACTCAAGAAACAGATAGATTCAGCAGTAGGAGAAGAAAGGAAAAGACTGGAGAGGGAGCTTAGCTTCTTGAAGAGCAAGCCACGTTTTGTTCATGCCGACCTTTCGTACTCTGGTGATAGTACTGGCTTTGCAATGGGCTATGTGCAGGGATACAAGGCAGTAACCCGCAGGAATGAAGAAGGTATAGAATACACGATGAAAGCACCGATTATTGTAATTGAATTTATGCTCCGCATCAAGCCTCCAAAAGGTGGGGAGATACAGTTTGCCGATGTGCGTAGTCTTGTCTATGAATTGCGTTCCTATGGTTATCCGATACGGCGAGTGACTTACGACTCGTTCCAGTCTAAAGACAGTCAGCAACAATTTAAGCAGGCGGGTATAGACTCAGGTACAGTTTCAGCCGACACGAATCCAGCTGTATATGAAGCGTACAAGAATGCTTTGTATGAAGACAGGTTGATTACGTATCACTATGACCCACTGTTCGAGGAGACCATTCGTCTTGAGAGAAACGAGAAAAAGAATAAGGTAGACCATCCTGCCAACGGCTCCAAGGACGTAGCTGATGCAGTAGCTGGAGTATGTTATGCTTGTGAATCTGAGGGAGTTAAAGAACCCACGCCGCCTCCGTCTTTTGGTGAAATGGCAGGCACAGCAAGCACGAGTAATAACGTAAGAGTACCAGAAGTTGTGATGTAGGTGGTCGATATGGAAAGTTTTGCATAGTATAGTAGAAAGGGGGTAGGGCTGTGGCTATGAAAGTACCTTTGGTTGAAGATATAGTGCAAAGATTGACTGACATGTTTAGGCGCAATCCTGCTTATGAAGCCCCGCCTGAAGTAGACTCTGCTATTGAGACACGCCGTGAGTTTGGCGATTCGGTGCATACCAGCAGAGGTGGGGCCTATGACTGGTACGCAGACGAAACCACGCTAGAGACTAAGAGAAAGAACAAGTATAAAGAATACGAACGCATGGATACAGAAGCAGTTGAAATAGCTTCTGCTTTGGACATTTATGCTGACAATGCTACCAGTGGTGACCGTGAAGAGAACGAATCCATTGAAATCGTTTCTGAGTCTGAGACTGTGATTGAAGTATTGGGTGAAGTAAAGAGGAGACTCCAGTTGGATTCAGAACTGTGGTCTATAGCACGGGAGTTGGTTAAGTATGGTGACTGTTTCGAAGAGGTAGTAGTGCATGATGACCTTGAAGTTCACCGTATTAAGCACTTAGCCCCTGCTAGGATGAAGGTAGTTGAGGATACGTGGGGTAGACTTGACCCAGAGTTTCCGTATGAGCAGACCACAGACACAGGGGAAACAGAAGCCAAGTTCAGGGACTGGCAGATACTGCACTTCCTGCTCAAGAAAGACAGGACTAGCAAGTATGGTGTAGATGGTTCTGTTCTGTACCCGATAAGGAAAGTGTTCAAGCAATTGTCCATGATGGAGGACGGGGTTGTTATTGCAAGGTTGACTAGAGCACAGCAACGCTATGCCTTTATGATAGATGTTACTGGGATAGAGCCGGGACAACCTACGCAGGAGTATTTGAGGGAGACCAAGAAAGAGCTGAAGAAGAAACGGACTATAGACCCCAGTACGGGTAAGATGGACCTACGTTATAATCCGATGTCTGCTGAGGAGGACATATTCTTAGCTAAGCGAGAGGGTTCTGGTTCTGACGTAAAGATTCTGCAAGGGGCAGGGAACCTTGGGCAACTTGCCGATGTTGAGTATTTCAGTAAGAAACTGTTTGCAGGACTTAAAGTACCCAAAGCATGGATGGGCTTTGAAGGTGAGACCCATGCCAGAGCTGTTATTACTGAACTTGACGTACAGTTTGCAAAAACAGAAAGACGGGTACAGCAAGCATTGATAGCAGGATTACGGAAGCTCTTTGATTTTGTCTTAGTTACGAGAGGTATTGACCCAGTTGTCCACGAGTATACAGTTAGACTGCCCATCATGTCAGCCATAGACGAGTTGCGAGAATGGCAAATGGAAGCAGTTAAGACTGAAATCGCCAAGAAGTACAGGAACGAGCTGGGGGTAAGCACTGAATGGGTGTATCGCAATATGCTTGACTTGACAGATGAGGATATTGCAGAGATAAAGACCAGCCTTGAAAATGATGATAGTCTGGACAATGTCAGGGCACAGAGGGATATTGCTTATGCCAATGCCCTCAAGCCTCAAGTTATAGTAGCGAATCCAGCACCTGAACCTGATGATGAGGCATCTGGGAAGAAGGCAATTAAGAAAGCTACTGACCCAGTCAAAGATGTACCTGTTAAAGATGTAGCAGGTGCAGGGGTATCAGAACATAAGTTATCTGCAAGAGAGATACGGCTTATGAAGCACAGCCTTGAGACTCAGCTTGACTCTCTGTATGAGCTACTGGATTGGGAGTTTGAAGAAGCCACTGGTAGGAAACTGACACGCAAGCCTGTTAGTACAAGACCTTGGCGTAAGAGGGCATAGCTTATGTACATGAAAGTAGGAGCAACATGGTATGAGATAGCAATGCTAGAGTCTGTTGACGAAGCAAAAGTACATACGCTAGACCCTGACTATGTAAAGAAAGCTCTTGACAATCCGAAGAGATTTGACCCAGTCAACACGAAGAGACCCAATGCCAAGAGTATAGGAAGTAGAAGGAAGAACTCAGATGAGAAGAACCTACTTGCAATTTACACGAAGGCACTGAAGCCCGGGGCAGATAAGCCAGCTTATGATAAAGCAAAGAAGGCATGGGCTACGTATAAAGCCAAGATGGATAGCGAGTTTAAAGACCTTGTTTCCCAGCTTGAGGGCAGAAAATTGACCAAGGCTCAGTTTATGAAGAAGTCACGTACATTGTTTAAAGCTGGATATGAAAAAGCATACCGTTTAGGTACAGATGCATCGGGGTTGTCAGCAGTGGCAATACCGAAAGAAGACCTAGCATGGTTAGCCCGGGCAAGGAGTGCTGAGTATAAGTTCTTAGACAAGTTTGCCGATGACATTGTTGCTAAGCGAGGAAGCATGGCATATTCAGCAAGGGCTGGTATGTACATTGACAGCGTAGACTCTATGTTTGATGCAGGAAGAGTTGATGCCTACCCGAATGAAGGTACACTGATTTACTGGGAATTGTCATCAGCAGAGAACTGTGGTGATTGCATAGACTTAGCCATGAACAGTCCGTACACGCCAGAGACGTTACCGACTACGCCAAGAGCAGGAGGAACTATGTGCCTCAGCCACTGCGGGTGCAGTCTACGTATTCGGTATGAGAAAAGAGACAGTGTTGACTTGGCAGTTCAGGTTGTACCGTTAGTTGTGGCTAGAGCACTGGCAAAGGGTGAAGTCAACAAAGCAATAAGTTGGGATGTAGGGGTAGACGACTTTGAATCTGTACGGACCCTGAACTGGAATCTGCTAGATGACATGATGTCAGCCTTAGCAACTTTGCGGGTGCTTTCTGAGCAAGAGCCAACAGCATATCGCATCCGTGAAGAAAGAATAGCACTGAGCAAATTTGAACAGGCAAGTATGCAGTTACCAGAGTGGCTGGACCCATTCAGCCGAGACGTTTATAGATGGCATGCAATAGGTACGGTAGTTTTGGATAAACGCAAAGAGGTTGAGTAGGATGGCCATGCACGTAGCAGAAGCAGGGGATATGTATAGGATAATGGTGTTCTAAGTTTGCTGAGTGTGCTGTTCTGCCAAGAGCAGATAGTGCACAGTGCTATAGATAATAGAACAGGTTTAAGATGTCTTGAAAAGGCTGGTACTAATTTGTAGGGGAAGGAGGTGAAGTTAGAGATATGACAAAGAAGATAAGGGATAACGAACTAATTGAACAGCCGTTGTTCGAGAACATCGAGATTTTGAAAGAGGACACAGGTAGTGGGAAAGGCGTAGTTAATCCGTATAAGCTTGTGACCATTAAAGGAACTGCAAGTAAGGGTGGGGTGGTCAATGGGAACAAGCGATTGTATCCGACTTCAGTCTTGAATAAAGCGGCAGAATCTGCACAAGACCTGATACGCAGAGGAAAGCTTCTGGGCGAGGTAGACCATCCTGATTACAGTGGGTCTCTTAGCCGAACCGCAGTAAAGTTCACCAAGTTGTGGATGGAAGGGGACAACATGCTATTTGAGGGGGATGTTCTTGCTACTGATGATGGCAAGCACCTTGAAATGTTGCTCCGCGCTGGGGTAGGTATAGGTATATCGACAAGGGGTTTTGGTTCAGTTCGTCCCATAGACGAGCCTGACGGAACCATATGGGAAGTTCAGCCTGACTATGAACTCAAGGGTATTGACTGTGTTCTCGAGCAGTCGAACGAGTATGGGAAGGTTGCGAACTTTGAATCTAAAGAAGGAGGAAAAAGCATGTTCAAGAATCTGGAAGAACTGAAAGCCCAGAGTCCTGAGTTGTTTCAACAGCTTATGGATGAGGCAACCGTAATAGCTGTTGGACAGGTGAAAAAGGACCTTGAGAAAGACTTCGCCCAGAAAGTAGCAGATGCGGTTGAAGCAAAGAAAGAGGAATATATGACCGAAGCAACTAAGCAGGTCATGGAATCCGAAGAAGTGGCTTTGCTGAAGAGCACTATTGCGGCGATTGTAGAGGCAATGAAACCGTACATTCCCGAAGCAAAGACCACTGAAGAACTGGATGCAGAAGTGCGCCAAGCCAACGAGTCTTTGAAAGCTGACCTTGCTAAAGCCAATGACGCTATCAAGGTTCTCGAAGAAGCCAAAGCCCAGCAGGAAAAAGCCATTCAAGAAGCTGAAACTGCCAAGCAGGTCAGTGCAAAGCTTGAAGAAATGGTAGAAGGTCATCGCTTCAGAGATGTTCTGAAAGACAGACTTGCTGGATGCAAAACCGTTGAAGAGTTAGAGGAGCAGTTCAAGACTGAATCTGTCTTCATCGAAGCATTGACCAAAGATGTAAAAGTCCCAGCCGGAAGTGGTAAAGTTACACAAGAGGACGAAAGTGCCCTCGATGAAGACCTGCAAAGACAGCGTAGGCTGGCAGGGCTTCAATAAGAAAAGAAAGAATGAGAAGGAGGATACGTAAATGCCGAATAAGCTTACTGAAGACCAGATGATGCCTTCGTTCTTGGTAGAGAACAAACAGCGGAAAGAGAGATGGGCACACCTGACAGAGGGTTTGGATGACTACAAGAGACTAGCTCTCGAGACCATGCTTCAGAACACTGAAAACTGGGTTCTGCATGAGACCTCGAACTCTGGTAATGTCCAAGGGTTCACGACTTTCGCCTTTCCGCTAATCAGACGGATTTTCCCGAACCTGATTGCAAACGAACTGGTATCAGTTCAGCCCATGAGCATGCCCACAGGTATGATTTTCTACCTCGACTTCCTGTTTGGAACAAGTGTACGGGGAACAACTGCTGACACTGCAATGGGTGGGAATCTGGCATCTGGGTACAATGCGTACTATGCAGGTGGTATGGTGCGTGGCTTGATTCTGAAAAATGTTGACACCGATGGTTATGTTGGGGACGGAACTGAAACGGACTTCATTGTGGATGCTTCGAACACCGATAAGCTCCCGATTCTGGCAGGTTCTGCTACCATTTATGTTGACGGTATAGCCGTTACTGCAACCCTGACTGATGCCGCCACAGGTGCGTTTACTCTGGGAGTAGCTCCTGCACCGAATGCCGTTGTTACTGCCGACTACACGCTGGCAACCCCGAGTGAAGGTGGCAATGACATTCCTGAAGTGAACTTTAACATGCGGAGTGATTCCGTAACCGCTGAGACCAAAAAGCTGAAAGCAAGATGGACTCTGGAAGCACAGCAAGACCTGGTGGCATATCATGGTGTGAATGCAGAAACCGAAATGTTGGCAATTCTGGGTGACGAAATCCGCAGAGAGATTGACCGCCAGATTATCAACGACCTGTACAATTCTGCTTCTGCTGGTAACGTAAACTGGACCAGAACAGCCCCGGATGACTATGAGGGCAGTGACCGTGAGTACAGAATGTCTCTGTGGGAAGC